TGCCCTTTTGTCCTTAGTTGATGAAATATCCACCCCGACTTGTACCCCTTCGCCTTTGCTAATTGCTCCAGCTCCTGGAAACTTGCATCGCTTGCAGCTTCCTTTACTTGTGCATACGATAGCAATTTAAGCTCAGCGATTACAGCTTCCTCTTCCTCTTCCTTTGTTGGTGGGAATACATGCTGGCAGTAATTGCACTCTTTAGATTGCGCTGCAAGGTAAGCCCCACAACTTGGGCATTCTTTAATTGGTGCAACTCCTAAGCTTTTGCGTTTCTTCTTCTTTTCTAAGCTCCACATTCTGTTTTGATCCCATAGGCCATGAGTGGCCGCATTGTTTCCAAAATCTAGGTAAGTAAACGAATCTTTACCCGCGTGCGTTCGGCTGCCTCTACCTACCATTTGCAAGTAAAGAGATAGCGACTTAGTGGCTCGGTAAAGAATTACTACTTCAATAGTAACCTCGTCAAATCCAGCGGTAAGAATACCCATGTTTGAAAGGATCGCGTTTGGGGTGTGCTTAAACCACTCTAAAGTTTCCCGCCTTTCTTTGGTTGAGGTTTCCCCATCTAGGTGGCGAGCAGGCAGCCCCTTTTCTTTAAGGCTTTCTACTAGGGTTTTACTACTAGCTATTGAGCTTGCAAATACTATTGCTTTTTGATTAGGCGTGTACTTCATGTAATTTTCATACACGCCATGGTATAACTTAATGCTATCCATTCTATTCCCTACGTCGTTACTATCGTAGTCGTTGCCTTTAGTTTTTACCCCGCTTAAGTCTAATGTAACGCCGTAAGCTATCGGTCGGGCTAGCTTGTTTAAATTGATCAACTCCTGTACTTGTGCAACTTCTACCATGTCGGTGTAAAAGTCGCTTAATGGCGGCTGGTTTCCTACTCGGTCAGGTGTTGCCGTTACTCCTATAACTATTACGTGATCTGGTAAAGCTTCCAGGATAGTGTTAAAATCGCAACGGTGGCACTCGTCTACTATTACCACATCTAAACCCTCTGCAAGCCATTGGACGTATAAAGGCTTTTTAAAGCGTCTTACAAGCGTTTGGTTCATTGCGACGTATAAACTACCTTTTAACGATTTGGGCTTATAAGAAGGCTTTATATGGATTGGATCAAGTCCGAAGCCTGCCAAAGTTCCACCCGCTTGCGTTAATAGCTCGGAGCGGTGCGTAAGTATTAGCACCCGCTTTTGCTTTGCTATGATGCGACTTGTGAGGTAACTGAACATTATAGTTTTTCCTGAACCAGTGGGGGAACAAAGAACCATCCTTTTGCTCCCCCTCTTTAGTGCTTGCCTTAATTCATTGACTGCCTTTTCTTGGTATGGGTATAGGTTAATCAAAATAACGAGGATTGAGTTTTTTCAACTATATTTTTTGCAAATCCATAATCATCAATGTCTTTATTTGCCTGTATTACTTCTTCCTCCCATTCTTTTGCTTGTTGATAAAAGTCTTTTTTAATTTCAAAACCAAAACCTTTTCTTTTTTTATTGCTGCAAGCTATTAAAGTGCTGCCAGAACCACAGCAAGGATCTATAACCACATCGCCCTCATCTGTAAATATCTCAATAAGTTTTTCAATTAGCTTTACTGGCTTTTGAGTTGGGTGTATTTTTCTAATTAAAGGGCTGCTTATATCATCTCTTTCCCAATCAATGCAATTAAAAATCATTTTTCTTTTATTATTAAATTTAGGTAATTTATCTCGGTAAAAAATTAAACCATATTCACAATTACCTACTACCTTCATATTTGCTTTTAATACTTGAGCCGAAAAGTTTTTTCTAAATACTAAATTTATATAGTTGTTTAAACCGTATCTTTTTGCTAATTCTATTAATTGCATTTGTTGATCAAAGGCACAAAACATAATCATGCATGGTGCTTGACCTCTTTCTTTAGGTTCTTTTTTTAACATTTTAGAGCAAAAATGCATAAACTCAGCAGGTTTAAAATTTTTGTCAGTATCAAAAAATTCTTTATTAGCAAGTTCGCTTTCTCCATTCTTATTGTCGCCTTCATTATACCATGCAGGATTAGAAGCGTATGCATTATTTCCTAAATTATAAGGTATGTCAGCAATAATTAACTGTGCCTTGTGTAAATTATATCTTTTAAAATTCTGAAAATGGTCATTGTAAATCATAATTATTTATTTTTTTTGGTTTAAAATTTGGTTAACTATTCCCTCAATCGCCTTTGGGTTTTTATAGTAAGCGTGCTGCAAGTTACCGAGAAGCATCATGTTACTAAATCCACCCGCAAGCATTAGGCTTATAACCTCCATTAGGTTAGAGCTAATTTGATGCGTGATCTCTTCGTTGATCTCGTTGATCTTCTCAAATTCGTTGCCCTCAACTTTAAGAAGTTGTATAGTCGCAGCCCTTAGCGTTTCTTTTACTTTCCCTCGGTAGTATCTCGTGTGCTTAATTTGCTCTAAATAGTGCAGCGTTAACTGGCTTGATACTATTGCAGCGGTTAAATTTTCTAGGTCTTTCATAATTAAAATAAGGTTGTTTGTGATTGGTGCTGCTTTAATCTCTTTAAAGATGCGTTGTAGTATTCTGTATCAAGTTCGCAAGCCGTTAGGTCGTACTTAAGATTATGGCATGCTATGGCTATACTGCCTGAGCCTAGGTGCGTATCTAGTATCTTGTCGCCTTCCTTTGCGTAGTTCATTAAAAGCCATTCGTATAGCTTGACTGGTTTTTGGGTGGGGTGGATTCTTATGTTGTCTGCGTTTTGTGGTCTTTTATAAAAAGTTTTAGCAGATTTATTAAAAGAAGTCCAAGCATACTCGCAAGAAGCAAAACTAACATCTTCTGGCTGCTGCTTATCCCAAATTAAAAAACACCTTGTAGGAGGCATATTAAAATAATTTGCGCCCCATATTATTTGTTCTTTACTAACCCTAAACAACTCTTTAAAATATTCTTTATTAGGGATATCATTGTCCCATTTTTTGCCCTTACCTCCATAGTGACCTAATCTTCCGCTACTGTTTATCCCTATCCCATAAGGCGGATCAACAATTGCAAGTTCAAAGTGATTATCTGGATAGCGAGCCATTAGCTCCATGTTATCCTCATTGGTTATATTTATCATTGGTTAAATGTTATTAGTGTGTTCATTATGTTGTCAATTCAAGTAGGCTTGAAACCCCCGTGGTTAGTAGTGTTATCATTGTTATAGTACTTTTCTAAAAAGTTTTATATATATTATTTAAAGTTGGTGCAAGTTTTGTTTCTTGCTATGATAGTTTTAGCGTTTTTCTGCTATAACATTGAACACATCCGCTATCAGTGGGCATTCAAGACGATCCTATCAGTAACTGTTACTAGTAACATTTACTTTTTTAGAACATAATAGCCAGCTTTTGTGTTGCTCCCTATCCTTTTTGTCTTCTTTTCAAAGCCTAAACTTTTTAAAACTGCTCCGATTTTATAAACATTTATAGAAATTCTGGTTAAACTTGTATTTGTAATGTAGTTTACAATTTCAGTTGTCGATAAAAAGTCGCAGTTCATCGTCATTTCACTTTCGCTAGGTACGTCAAAATATTGCATTATCAATTCCTCTTCTGGACTTGGCGTTTCGTTGTACGTGGTGCAAGATTTTAAAAGTTCAATATCTGACTTCGTTAACATCCATTCATCTCCAACCTCTAACCATTCTCTGTATAGCTCCATAAAAAGCTCATTCTTGTCTATTTTAGATATGGCTTTAAAGTCAATACTTTTAACCTTAATTGGAATTATACGTCTGTTTCCTGTTGGGTCGTTAATGATCTCGTCATCATTGCTAGTACCTGCCAGAACGGCATACCTTTTTATATCCTCATTACGCTTTCCGTATGGTGGTCTAATGTTAAAAAATTGCTTACTCGAAAGGTTCTTTAATTTCTTAGCATCTTTTTTAGACTTACCTCCAAATTCATCATCAAGTAAAAGAAGCTTTTGGGTCATTAAAAGTTCATCATCTTTGCCTTTGTCGAGTTCTGTTTCTCCGTAGTAACGCATCAAGTCATCTGGAAGTAAGCCCCTAAAGAATTTAGTCTTGCTAGTTCCTTGCCCTCCAGTCAATACCAGGATTAAAAGTGAGTACGTGCCATTCATTGCGCTGATCATTCCTAATAGCCACTTCTTTAAGTAGATTTCTAGGTAGTCATTCGCTATGTATTCCGCATTGTTAAGCTCAAACTTCTGTTCATGCGTTATAGCTTTACACAAGGCTTCAAAATTACCTTTGCTAGTTCTGTGCTTGTTACGCTCGAAGTATTGCTCAAAAGGGTTGTAGGTTGGTACATTGTCGCTCCTTACCATTAATTCAAAACGCTGCTGACTAATTTTATCAGATACCACTTTAAGCGAGTTAATATATAGGTTGTTCCAATCGCGCTCCCTCATCTCTTTACCTTCGTATTCGTAGTGCATTGTTACCTCATTAAATTTTAAAGGTAAGCCATCTATAAAGGTTTCCAGGTCAGTTAAAAGGTCGCCAGTATTTTGGTTCAATTCGCTAGGAGTAAGCTCTAGTATTTGATTTGAAACTTCCCTTATGCTGATCTCATCATGACCCTTTTGCTCAACTAGGAATTTTTCCGCGTCCTTAACGGCATCTTCTTTGGTCGCAGCTCCACCGTTAGTACCTACGGCTTTGACCCTTTGCTTTACTACGCTTTCAATTTCCCTTGTCTTTGGTGTTTTAATTTCTACACCTACATTCTTAGCAAGGTATAAAAGAGTGCCTATGCTTACGTCTGAATAGCTTGCTTTTGATACCGCAGCATATTGATCGTCGCATTTCTTAGCGTCGTACTTGCTAGAGTTTTGACTAATCAAATGGAAAATGTCTAAACCTTTCTGACCGCCATAGTGATTTGATAACGCCATAGCGCATCTAAGCCAATCAAAATAATCTGGAGCTATATCATACCCTTTGCTTGCTATCTGCTCCCATACGTGATCTAAATC